TTATTGCTCTTCCTCTTGCCCTCCGACGACTGGCACTACCGTGACTTTTCTGTCATACCTTGCCGTTTGCGAGGCATTTTTATGTCCCGAAATAACCTGTTTGTCGTAGAGAGTCCCGGTGAGATCAGAGATACCTTTGGCTTTCAAATCGTGGAAGGTGAAATTGAAATCCAATTCAGGGTGTGACTCCTTTGCCGCTTTTCTGGCTTTACGCCACTGGCTATTAAAACCATCACGGGTGTACCGAATTCCACTTCTTTGATGGATGAGATAAACGCTACTTATTCCTGGTTTCAAGGGAAGGGTACCGGCCAGCGCAATCGCATTCTGCAATCGTCCTGTCCATGCCTTAATTTGCTTTACTCCCGTTTTTCCTTGCCTGATATATAGCCCCGCTTCTTTAATTTGGTCACGGCGTAACGAAAGGACGTCAGCTTGTCTTGCGAGACACAGATAGGCTATTTCCATGGCGATGCGGACAACGTCAGAGGCGAAAACATAGACAGCACTATATTCTTCATCAGTAATATATCGCTCTCTACTGACCTCCTTAAACTGCTTTACACCCGTGCAAGGATTCAATTTTACTTTTCCGCGTTCGTACCCCCAGCGGAAGACTCTCGACATGAAAGATTTTTCTCTGTTGGCTTGAATCCGACTTTTTATCCCCCGTTTATCCATGTACGTTCGAATATGCTCGGGTTTTATACTGTTGGATGACATTTTTCCAAATACAGCGATTATTTTTGATGAGTATTTGCGATAGTCTTTTTGTGTTTCACTCGCCAAATCACAGAAATCGCCTGACACCAAAAACTCTTTAATGAGGCCAGTGAATGTCGTGTCACTTTTCTGGCTGACCATTAATTTCTCGTAGGCTATCCATACATCGGCCTGGCTGGATCCAAAACTGCAAAGTCGGATTGTTCCACCATCGATGGCCCTGAACTCATAGGCTGACCTGCCTTTTCGAACACGAGGCGGCATCCAGTTGTCAGCGGGGTTTTTGCGTGGGCGAGCCATCAGATAGCGTCATAATCAGGTTGTTCATCAGACGCCACCTGAATGAGCTGACGCGATGACAGTGGATATTCTATATGTCCCCAGGTCGTGCTGGGCCTGCCATCTTTACGCACGATAAAAAAAATGCCATTTTCGCGTAAGCGTTCACATTGTTTTCTAGGTTGAACAAATCCGGTGATCTGTTCCAATTCAACGCGAGTTAATAATTTCCTATTTTGCTCGTTCATCGTATTTAGTCCATTAAAGGCCTGTTGTGCACAGGCCGTTGCTGAGTTATCTGACGGCTGTTTATTGGGTCTGATGCTTTGTTTTAGCCCATTCCATCGAATCCAATTTCGCTTCAGCTGATTTAGCTCGAGCCTCCAGCCTGATGATGATATCAATAAGCAAATTAACCACCTCACGACCCGATCCCGCGTCGTTTTCCACCGTTGCTGCAGCTTTGGCCAGGTTGTACCAATGGTGTTTTTCTTCTTCGAGTGTTTCCACTTGCTTTATCAGCTCAAGCACCGCTGTTGGGTTAGCCAGGCAAATAAAGTTTGCGTTAGCTTCGTTATTGCCAACGTTACATACCCATTCAGGTAGCGTGAATTCCGGGTTCCCTGTGCCATCACAGTGAGTCCACTTTATTGTGTCGCTGACGACCATCTGTGGATAACTGTTTTGCACCGACCAGGGACCTGGGGTAGCTAGTTGGGTTGCTTTTTTCAACTCTTCCATGTTTTTCATTACTCCTTCCTTGAGTTACTAATGTCATCAGATGACAGTTATTTATACTGTTTTGGCCACCTATGTTGCTGCATTAATCCTGGCTTTACTCTCTTCATATGCTTCGGCATAAACTACCATCAGCGCAGTATCTTCGGCCAACTGAAGTATTCTGGGAGAGGGATAAACGTAGTCTTTGGCGTCGTCCTGGAAGTTGTGCTGATAGATACAAAAGCCGCTATTAAACGGCCAAAACCACTGTGATTAAGCACCAGACAACCCCAGGCTAAGCCGATAAAGGCTTTTTCTTCATCACTGATATTTTGATTATTAACTCGCTGACGAAGATATTCTGTCGGTTCCGGCTCCCAGCGCCCCACATCACCTGCCGCACTGAATAGCGCCCAGAAGCACGCAAGCTCGCCTTGATCGGGGATAGTTATACGACATACGGTAATCGTTTCAGTCATACTCTTCACCATTAGGTTCAGAACCGCATTGGTAGCTGTTGGTCAGTGCGCTCGATAAGGCTGAAGAGACCTCCAACGGTGTCGCATTGGCAACCGTTATCAGTCTTAAAAACAGGCCAATACCCCGTTTAATGCAGCAAGATGCCGAGATATAATGGCGCTGGCCTAATTCGTTTATCACATCGAATTCACCGCGTAAGCTTGCATTACGTCCTGTGTTAAAGATGTCACTATATCTCTGTGGATAAAGGATATATTTAACACCCATTTTCAGACCACCGTTCCAGTGAATGTCATTCACTGTCGGGCTATAGACATCACCACATTTGGGTTCATTCGTTTCAACAAACTGGTTAGCGTCCCGGTAATCAACTGAGGATAGTTTTAACTTCTGGCACGCTTCACAACGATAATTAATCATGATGCTACCTCCTTAAATTATTGCGACCAGGAGTTCCTATTCGAACGTGACAGGACGTGTTATATGGTCGCTGATCTTTACATGTGGGGTATTGGCCCGAACGTAATTGTGCGGCAAAGGTTCTGGCCAGGTTTGCGGTTTTGCCATAATGTGATGCTTTTCTGTTCGAAATGCAGCCCTGAGCACATTTGGCATTCGACGCGGCCATCTCGCTGGCAAACGCCTCAACACCCTGTGCCCGGTAACCATTTATCACTTCGCTGGTGGCTGGAGTTTTCGGTATCAGCTGAACAGCATCGATAAAACTGTGGTGTTCAAGATCGGGAACCCAACACTCATCAGTAATGAATATTTTTAATGTGGCATTTTCAGCCACCAACTTATGTATCAGAGAAAGAGTGTCACTGGTGACTGGGGGGTGACGACCCAGTGCCTCGGCAATTTGTGTGAAGGTATTGAGTGCTGCGTTATGTTCAGTTTCAAGATTTTTATAAGATCGCTTCATAGGTTCTTTCCTGAATAAATAGCGTCATCAAATGGCCGATATTCATACTGCGGTTACTCTGGTGGGATCCCCGAGTACAAAGACGCGATGAGTAAAATTGGTCGGATCTTTTTGGGCGGTATAGCGTGAGTCCGACGCGACCCTGCATTCAACACAAGCGCCACTGATGGCGTATCGAACATGATGGCCGCGAGTGCAAGGCGTTCCGATATAGGTCCTTTTACCTGCTGCACGCGCTGCGGCTTGTTCAGGTGTCATTTTCATGGGCATACCGCTGCTCCTTCTGCCAGTTCATTGAAGCGCGCAAGGAATGCACCGCGGACTTGAGAGGGCAACATGGGGGATATCGCCATGTTTTTTACCGGAATGCCGGTTAGCATCGGCCTGGTTTTGCCGTCCCGGATATCTAATTCCTTAATTTCGGTTGCCAGCATGATCAGGTGATAAAAATCCACTACGTCAGACTTCTCTGACGGGAGAGCAAATTTCTTACGGATCGCGGTATCAACCAGGCTCTCAACGATTTGATAGTCTGGTAATAACTGTTTGAGCGGGGAGGGGATATCTCTGCAATAGGCCGCCGACGCGTCATGCAGGAGTGCCTCCAGTGCATATTCAGGAGGAACCAGTTGACTGAGTAACAATGAATGTTGGGCTACTGAGTAGAATGCGGAAAGATGTCCGGCAAAACAGCACTCATGGGATAAGGATTGAGTGATATCTTCAATACAAATACTCTGAAGTGTCGGATTTAAATAAGTAAAGTTAAGTCCAGAAAACGTAGTAATACCTGTCATAAATAGACTCCATACGGTTTTTAGCTAACAGTTCGCCTAATACCCATCATTGGGGTATTTGAATGGATACAATTAATAATTTAATTAATTGTTGTTTATATCTATTAATAAACATTTCAAGTTTGATATTAAAAGGTGCTGATAATTAAAATGATAAATATGACATTAATATTTCCTCCATTCGCTTTTTATTAAACTGCGTAAAAAGGGCGGCAGGCCTGCTAAAACAGTTTCTTCACTCTCCCTGGTGGTGGTTGATTGAAGTACAGGTACAGCCGCTAAAATGACAGCAACAACAATGGAACATATCTGTATCTTTGCCGAAAGTATGGGTGGACGATTAATCAGTGCCGCGCCATGAAGAAATCAGATATTCGCCTTGTACTTGCAACAGAGATGAAAGATTGGACACTGCCCGAAGATGCTGTTTCTGGCAGTCCTTCCCCTGAAACCTGAGTAAGCTGAGCTTGAGTAAATTTAATTCTGCGGTCATTTGAACTGACGTCCAAAGTTCACGCAGCCTCTCTTGATTATCTTCTCTGGCTGAAGGCGTCTGGTTCATAGGGTCTTTGGCCGTTACTTTCGTGGCGGGAGTGAAGGTTCCATCAACACTCCCGTCGCTCTCCCGATTAACGAAAAATTTATTTCTATCAAATTCGATAACCAATCTAATAATATTATCGCTTTCCATTCATCATCTCCTTAATGGGGGGATTCACGCCCTTGTGGTGCTGGTTATTTTTGCTAGCGTCAAGTTGTTAGTATTAATTGTCGTTCATATCAATTCGGTTAAGATAATTCGCTTACTGATACGCTTATTTATATTTTCATTATATGTACTCTTAGATTTGCGACGCTCCTCACTTTGAAGAACTATTGCATGTCGCTAATTGCGGAGCAAGAGGATTTTAAATCTATTTACTTATATTGAGAATAATAGGATATAAAAATAGTGAAGTTGATTTTTAATTGATAAATATCAATTTTTTATATTGTTTATTTTGATTCAAAGCCAATGGAAGGTAATTATTATGTTTGAACTTAAAAGGATTAAAGCAGGAATTTATGTAAGGACTGCCTGTGTTAAGCAATCTCCACAGGCAGAACAAACTCAAACTCAATACTTAAGTTTTCGGCTGAGAAAAACCAATACGCCCATAATTTTTACATCTTCATTTATTTCAATGAGAGGTAATCGGTGATCATCAACACTAAGAAAACATTTGCCTGCAACCTCTAAAAAATGAAATAAAGAAAATTCGGCATTTACTTCAGCAAAAACATAGTCTTTGGTCTCAGGTTTTATATTGTGATCTATAACTAATAGGGTGCCTGCAGGAGCTATTCCACACCCACTATCTTTTTGAAGTATATATGCCTTGGCATGAATACTCACATCAGATGGTACTGTAACTAACTTGTTAGTTTTACCGTTAATATTCCATATAGGAACCTGAATTTCATCACTATATGTAGATTTAGGGGCGGAGTTATAATCGTTAATATCGCCAAAGAAAAGCCACTGAGCCGGCACTCCTAATACCTTAGATAGCATCGAGATCTCTTCTAGCTTTGGTTCTCTATCTCCGCTCATCCAGCCACTAACGGTAGACCTGCCTCTACCAATACGCTCTGCAATAGATTCGTGAGATAGCTTAAGTTGAGATGCTCTGTCTCTTGCTCGTTCATACCATTGCATGATTTATATCCTTCCTGATCGCATTGTCTAATGGTCGCATATTGCGGAATTGTTATGTGTTGACTTTCTCGGAGTCGCTAACAATACTCACTCCGAGATACGCGACCATAAGAGGCGAAAAATGACTCCTTTATTGAATTATAAAACAACTCATTCTTTAACCCTAAAGGGTCTTTGCATCCAACTTGGTGAATCAATCAGGTACGAAAAAGCTCTCGGCGATATCGTAAATGGGCATAGAAGAACGCCTGCTGAAAAGGTAATCCGCTGGGCTGAGAAAACAGGAATTCATCCATATTTGTTGAGGCCAGATATCTATCGGAAAGATCATTTTCCAGGAAGATTTAAACAGATCATTTGAATTAATATCACCACTAAGCAGGGAGCTATATTGTGGATAACAGGGACTTTCCAACACAGCCCGATATCACCGCCGCTATACATAAACTGATCACTTCAACTGCGGGTGGGTATGAAGGAGTTGCACAGCAACTTGCCCACAACGGCACCGATAATGCCCTTCGAAACCGCGTTCGCCAGCACAACGGGCAAGCTATACCACTCGGCATGGCCGTTCAACTCGAATCTATAACGGGACGTACTGATATTACCGAAGCGATGTGCAAGCGCGCGGGTGCTGTGATGGTGATATTACCCAATATCGTTCAAATTCATGATGAAGAGCTGCATGAACGCTTTTTAATGTTTGCCGCAAAGTACGGTGAATTGCATCAAAAATTTATTGAGTACACCGCTGATGGTGAACTTGATCATATTGAAGAGATTAAATTCGACCAGTGCGTTCATGAACTCATTCAGGTTATTGAGGGAATAAGACTTTTATCTAAAGCCGTTTATAAAAGACATTGCCCTTCCTGCGCGAGCAGCACTTAAGGGGAAAATATAATGGAGCCGATTAAATTACTCAATAGGTATTACAAGGATCGTCGGGGCATCCGTGTTCACGTTATTGCTTATAACTGTTCAACAGGGATGGTTATTTATCGTCGGGATGATTATGAGCATCAATGCTCAATATCGCTCAGGCGCTTTAGGAAGAACTTTACACGGATATATTTATGAACAGAATATTTGATGTGGTTCAGTCCCTGGCGGGTCAGAAGAATGTCATTGTCATACCTGTCCCGTATTTGGATTTTTTCAAGAGTGATCAGCAGTCCCATATGTTGGGGGCTATCTTGAACCAACTGGTGTACTGGTCCGGTATACCCTCTAGCCTGGATGATGGCTGGTTTTATAAAGATTATGAAGAGTTGGCCAGCGAGATCCGTGGCGTTACCGCAGATCAAGTCCGTAAGGCATCAAAAAAGATAATACAAAACTACTTGCCGGGCGTTATTGAGAGCACAACGCGTAAAGTGAATGGCGTGCCAAAGAAGCACTGGCGGCTTAATGGTAGTGCGCTTATCACCAAGATATTTCCGCAAGCGTTGGTTCCGACTGAACTACCGAATGGAAATGGCCAGGAAGCCGAATCGGAAGGGCAACGTGGGAAGTTGGATTCGGCAGTATTGCCGAATGGGAATGGTGACATCCCCGCGCCAGAGCAGCATGACGACCCGTTGGATTCGGCAGAACTGCCGAATGGAAACGGCTAAGTAGCCGAATGGAAATGGCAGAATTGCCGGATGGAAACGGCCAAGAAGCCGAATCCTATCTTTATGCAGATCACTACACAGATCGTAACATACAGATCAAAAAGACTGTTGGTCAGTCGCCTGCGGCAACCGACCCGCAGCCAGTTGATTCGTTAAAAATTGACTACCTCGAAGTGCTCGAGGCTTACCACGCCACTTTGCCCGAAATGCCTCGAGTGCTGGACATGACGGAAGATCGCAGAACCAAGTTATACGCACTTTGGGAAAAATATGACCTCAGTCAGGGGAGGTGGGCCGCCTATCTGCGTTATATCGCCAAAAACTGTCGTTGGATGCTCGAGGAACGCCCCGATCCTGTCTCTGGCAAAATGTGGCGACGTAAGAGTTTCGATTATCTGATTACTGAAAAATGCTATTTGTCTGTCAAGGAGTTGCGCGCCAATGACCTGCCAAAGGTGCTAAAAATTGATACCGTTGCTCGCCAGGATGCGTTCGAACGACTGGTGAGTCATTCAGGGAAGCCACAGAATGCCGTGGAGGAAGCCGCTATTTCGATGGCTCGAGGATTGGGGCGCATGAATGAAACCTCTGCATTCATCGAGTGGAAAGGGATTTGGGCCAAAGCCCTGGAGCAGGTGAGCGAGAAGGAACTGCGGGGGCTGTTACCATGACGGGTTTTACCCAAACTCAGCATGCTGACTTCTTGTGGGGGCTGATAACGGAAGAGGTGGCTGTGTGAGAGATATTCAGCTAGTGCTTGAGCGCTGGGGCGGGTGGGCGGCTAATGTAGAGAATGAGCTTGATTATTCGCCTATCGCAGCGGGTTTTAAAGGGCTTTTGCCCAATACTGCCAAACCACGGCTGTCGTGTTGCGACAATGATGGCCTGCTAGTTGATGCCGCCATAGGCCGACTGAAAAAGGCCGGTCGCACAGAAGATTATGACCTGATTGAACAACACTATAAGAAAGGAATATCAAAATCAGCAATAGCCAGAAAACAGAAGTGTTCTGAGGGGAAGATTAGACTAAAACTTATGATGGCTGAAACTTTCGTGGATGCCTGCCTGATTATGGCCGGTGCCAGGTTAGAAATGGATGAGTGGACACATAAATCTGATAGTGGCTGATACTGGAAAACGGTATTAGCTCAGATCTGTTGTGACAGTGTTCTGTAGCAAGGTGCGGATCAATCTGGCAGTCCGCTAAGAGCTAGGAGCGGAGGTTTGCGCATCATGCTCATCATCTCGATTAAACCTTTTTAAAAGCCTCAAATATGACTATGGGTCTGTGACGATTTAATCATGACTTTTCCAGCCGCGACCTAAGCTCGAAGCTCTTCATAAGATACGATGACGTGCTCCCGGAAGGCAGGACGGGAGGAAAGTCGCTCATAATAAGAGAGCAAAGCGGGCAAAGGTCGTCGAATCACGTTGATGTCGTAATAGCGGTATAAAACATGGCCAAGTTGTATGTCGGCCAGGGTAAAGTCATCGCCAGCTAGAAAACGATTCTTTCCGAGCTGCACTTCTGCGACAGAAAGATTTTTCTCCAAATTTGCCATAGCATCTCTTATCTCATTTTCGTCACGTTGTTTCTCAGGTGTGCGTACAACACGCCAGAACACAGGCGCGGTGAATGCCATCGCAACATTAATTTTTGACCACTCAGCCCAGCGATCAACATTCGCCTTTTTCAGTGCATCTGTAGGCCAGAAGCTTTTCAAACCGTAGGAATTTGCCAGATAGCGGAGAATTGCGCCTGTTTCCCACAGTGGAAGAGCCGAACCATCCTGTAGAACCGGAACTGTTCGATTTGGGTTTAACGAAAAGAAGAAATCTGTATCAGTCCCCCCGTATGTATGCCCTATATCGTGCCTTACATACGGCAGCTCCATTTCTCCAATGCACCACATCAATGCCTGTACATTCGAAGATGTTTTTCGACCCCATACGGTTAACATATTGATCCCTTATCAGTCTTACATAGCGGTGCATTTATCATACGAATTCGATTACGTACCAAAGTTGTGAACCTAATAGCCATATTCGCGTTCTGATAGAAATTCCAGCAGATGAAGAAGAAACCTTTCTTCGGAGTATAGTGGTACACGGAATTTGTATTCTTCCGGAACGGTTAACGTCCGCTGTTGGCACGAAACGGACAAATTAACTGGGCTGGGGGTCCACTGTGAGCGAAGAACGGAAGTTCAACAGATTTTTTACACAGTTAGTTTTCGAGTCGATTTTAATTCTTTCACAGATGAGTGAGCCTGGCACCTACCATAAACGACGGAAGAGTAACTGCGACCCGTGTCATCAATTATCTGACAATGGCACTTAAAAGATTCACCTGATGTTGAGCATTCATTCAAATGTTCGTGTTCAGCATTAACGTTAAAGTCGATCGTAATGCTAGCTTCACTTATCCAAAAATCAGGGATTTGTTGCTTTCTTAACAAACGCGCGAGCATGGCTGCATAGTGGAGTACAACATAATGTCTCAGATTACAGTGGGGGGCACTCTTAGGAGGAGTAAGGAAAAACCCCATAGTGCTGAGGTTGTTATTAATAGCTAATAACTTTAACTGGCCAATAGTCCAGAATCCTTTGAAATCGTTGTTACGGCTTACAAAGCTCTCATTAAGAGCATTGGCTATGCCCCTCAGCTCAACTCGACGTGCCATTGTTTTCCTCGATTGCTTGGCAGAAATCATGATAGCAACAGTAAGCTCTAGTGATACCCCGCGCCAATCTTTAATGTGCTTTTCGTGATTCTGAATAGTTACTAAGTAATCAATATGCTTAGCTTTTTACGATGTCTGCTCTTGGCACTAAGTGGACGTTGGCAAATGAATAGCCATGAATATTACTAGTATTGCCAAGTATCAATCAACGGGGAGAAGGTCACAGTGTATAGTTATATCTGAAATCCTTAACAATCTCTTAAGAAACCAGCATGACTCGTCCCTCCATGAAAGCCTTAGTAGATTTGCTCAGTAAGTCCCCCACCTCACCACCACCTGAAAAATGGCAGGATCTGGAATCGCATGTTCAGGGCGTCTATCAGCAACTGCTCAATATTCAAGGTAACAAAACCATGGTAGCCCGTAATGTGCAGATTTCGGGTAGAGAAGGCAGCAGCTATCAGATAGACGTTTATTATGAATTTGAGATGGCAGGTATACGCCATCGCGTTGCTGTAGAGTGCAAGAACCGCTCCCGGCCACTGGAGCGAGATAGCGTATTAGCCTTTCATGCCAAGATACACCAATGCTGCCTAAGCCATGGGATTATCGTATCTTCAGGTGGTTTTCAGAAAGGAGCGCGCGAATTTGCTGAACAAAATAACGTTACACTCATGGATTACTCTGAGTTGCCCTCCATTGGCAATCTTCTTTCTCGAAGACTGACAAATGTGGTTATTCCCGATGAAGACACGATAGGTCAGCCTTTCTGGACTATTTTTGATACTGAGGAGTATTCACCATTCGGACACATCGACGCGAAGAACGAAATCATGACAGCTTTCTTGTTCCTCTCCAGAGCTCATGCCCAGCGGTTTATAAAGGGCCAGAACTTAGGTACTAAGTGGCAGGTTAGGGGAATGGCTCAGCGACATCTTTCGTGCTATATCCTAACCTGTGATGCGTTTAACGCAAGATATGTCATTGCCCGGCCCGGGTATGCTGCTGGTGTGCCAGAAAATCAGTTCTTGTTCGATGAAATCCGGAGAAAAGACTTGATCAGCGATTTTCACGAGGGCGTTGATTTGCCAAAGGAGCCAAATACCGCACACGGGTACCGTTCAATTTTCAAGAAAAAATCAGGCAGGTAAATTTATAGCGTCAAGGTCCGCTGTTGGCACACTGCTGCTCAGATTAGGGGATTGCTCTGTGCAGCAACAGTGTCATACCAAATCTGAGTCGATACACATTATCTACTAAGATGAAGTACGTCCTTCATCTACACTCTGTTAAGCGGGGGAGTCTCGCCAAATTTTGTAAGGTAGTTCTGAAAGAATGACTGTTCGAGTTCGGTGGGATAATCACTAACCCACATAAACATTCTTAGATGCTCATACGGGTAACGTTTTTGGTATCGTTCATCGCTCCAATAACGCTGCCCGGTCTGGTGCTTACTCTGCCGATACTGAAAGCTAAAAGAACGTGCAAGGTCGCCTGTGCGATGACAAAATAGTTTAGCCTTGCCGATGTACAAAATCCCATTATGGTCATCACCTAATACTCTCGGTATGGTCAGCACTTGCCCCGCATTGTCAAAACTCCGCAGAACGTACACACCGCCAGTGTTAAAGTATGCAGCATTTACGGTAACGTAAAATTCTTTATTCGGCAGAAGAAGATCGGAAAGTTTCTGCTCGAAACTATACCCACTAAGATCCATTTCCTTTACACCCTTATTTTCATTACATAGGTGATTAGTTCGCCTCGCAGGTTTCGTAGTATCGAGTTACTAAAATCCCATAGGGATAAACCATATTTGCTCAGGCTTGAAAGAGAAAGCACACGACTGACCTGATCCCCGTAAATTAACATAGCACAATGCTTAAACGTCCGCTGTGGCACTAAGCAGACAGAAATGAGCGTTCTCTGTTCGCGATGATTTTTGTACGGACTTGCCATCAGGCGATGCTCTGGGTGGCAACAGGCATTCCAAATCCGCAGACAACTTCTCTGGTGAGCAGTTTTTTCCTTTTCGTGTCGATTATTTAAACAGCAATGAAGAAAGCCCTATAATCATTACGATGCTCATAATTACCTGAATCAAGACGACAAAAAATGCAAGCGCACCAAACACAGTGATTTTTCGACGAAGGATGAACGTAATACCGGAAAGTACAGCACCGAACAGAACTGTTTTAATTATGTATGATAACGGCACTATTGCTGTGTGGCCTGTATGTACACCGACCATACCAATTAGACCGATAAACAGGCCACCACAAAAACCCCACCCCCAGAATGTCATCGGCAAACTTAACTGCCCTGTTACCAGCTTTTTCAACACAACTGTATCCCTTCTATAATGTCAATTTATTAACAATTTCTATTCGTCAGGCATTCTGTCCCACAACAAGATTTAGTCTCAGCTAAAGACTATTTTCCCGAGCGTGAATCCTGGATTGTACGGTTGATTTTACATTCTGAAGCAGAGCCACACGAGAGCATTCATCAGAAAGGCCAACATACTGTATCAATCAGTGGAACAGCATAGCTTATTGGCAATTGGATGCGATTATTTAGCTCTCGCGCACAACGGCTTTATTGCTACAAAGGTGAGTAACGTCCTTTCCTGCGATGGACAGATCACAATGTGAATAATCGCTTCTAGTCTGCTACTACCCGTAGCATGTCGTGGCCGCCTGGAAAGGCCAACTGCACAGAAGATTATAACCCGATTGGACAACACTATGAGAAAGGAATATCCAAGTCAGCGATAGCCAGAAAACAGAAGTGTTCTGAGGGTAACTAAAACCAGCGATTCAATACCTACATAGTATTGAATTATTTAGGGTATTTCTTTGAATTTAAGTGCTTAGTGATGCCTCTGAAACAAAGTTGTTAACATAGGTTACATCTGGTTGAATGACAGTCGCTTTTTGGAGCAAGGAGGCTATGTGAATAACCAATACCAATGGTTGCAACCATTCAATAACCAATTTGGTGATGGGATGGTTTATCGGCAATTTGCCATCGGCAGCACGCTTTATGCAGTTGGTTTTGAAGAAATTGAAACGATGGGCGATTTAACACGAAAGGGGATTGATATTCTAAGAGTAGACCCTGCGTTCAGATTCCCGAATAACGGGGTTTGGGGTGTTATTTTTGATGAAGTCGATCCTTCTTCTATGGATTTTAAAGGTTTTCAGCATATTCAGCACCCTGGAGTCATGGGGGGCAGGACACTATACAACGTTACAAGTACAATTCTTGAGCATTATACTGTGTGTAACGCAGGAGCATATGTTTTTTCTGCTGCACCAGACCTGTCTCAGTTACGTGGTACTGATTTAGTAGACATTTATAGCCGAGCGCTTGGTATCAATGGTCATGAGAAAAGTAAACTATTCTCAATGCTATTCGAAGGCTGGCAAGCATTTAGTGATGTAGTAACAGGAGGTAGAGGTTATGTCGTTACAACTGAAAGTTATTGATCTTCACATCACTTCAACTGATTGTCTCTCTCTTGATATGGGCAAGCGACTCCAGGTAGCGGCAGGACGTGACGTTAAAAATAAGCTGGCTACAGGTGAGATTAAAGTCGTCGATGGTCGTTACGTCGGCGAGAGTTTGAAGGTGAAGCGCCCTTCAAAGCTATCGTCTCAGCCAAAGAAGCCACAGCTTAAAGCATACTAAAAGAAGCCCCGAAAGGGGCTTCGTGCTATGTGCCATACTTTCCTACTTGAGCGGAAGTGAGAGCTATTGGGGGGACCTGTTCATATAAAAATCTTGTCCGAGTCTACTGGTAGAAACGAGCTATTGTTTGAGCTATGTCGATTCAGCTTCTACCAGATTAACCGCTGTCGTTGTTATCTCTCGGGCTGCATAAGTCATCATGTAATGGCACACTAAATTCAAGCATTGTATGCATGTTGCAAAGTCTCTAAGCAGGCGAAATACCCAAATAATTATCTACATCGACAGAGAAGTCTAAACACTTTTTAATTAAGGGCAGCGGAATCTTTCCGATGAGCGCATTCGAGCACCTCTCAGTAAAGCATCCAAGGTTAACTTGGAGTTACCAAATCCAGCTTACCATCAACTAAATCACAGTTACGGCAGTAATATTCACTTTTGGCGCTAAGCTGTCTTTACTCCCAATGGTTGGTATGTTCGAGGAGCGGAAGTTCGCAATTGTTTTCCCCCTGAGAATGCATTACTTAAATAGCGGTGTGTTAATCAACGGGGAGCAGGTCAGTTATGTATGCGAGAAAAAACTGGCTGGAGATCCTCATTGGCGGTGGTACTAAAAACCGGAGAGACTACACCCGATAATGTTGGCAAAGTTAACTGACCACAATTATAAATATTCTTCTTGAGGTGATAGGATGAAGAACATTAGCCCGTCAGGGGAGTGAACGAAGACGCTGTTAGCGTGTAGTTTTATTAAGGCATGGTAGCTCGTTGGTCGTGCATTTAATTAGTTTATATTCACGTACAATTAATATACTAATTACCTTGTCATACATTGCCGAAATTACCCTCCTAATCACCTGGTGACAGTCAACATTAAATCGCCTCCGCCTAACCGACGGAGGCGAGATCAAAAATTAAGGTTTACGTTGACAAATAGCAACATAATTACTGTCGTTGTTCCATGTCTCATGTTCGATGGTCAAACCACCGTTTGAACCTGTGAAATAGGCGGTAAAGTATTGACCAGGAGAGGCAGTAGATTCTTGATTCGTCCAGGCAATACCATTAGGGCTGCTTGTCAATTGTCCGTAAGTATCCATATTTCCCCATTCCCCCCATAGCGATCCGATACCACGTACATTTTCACCCTGGGCCATTTTTCCCACAAGCGGTGGCAGTTGCCGCCCAGGCACATTACACAACGCCAACGCGTCAGCCCAATTAATGCCTACTTGTTGCGGATAAAACCAATTTTCTACAGTAACAGTAAATGTGTAGGTCAGAACATTGGCATCAACGTTTGATGTTGCGGTGATAGTGACAGGACCAGAAAATTCATTGTTGAACGTCACCACACCATTACCATTGACTCCAACATTTGCTGAATTAGTCGTCCAGACAAAATCAGTTGGGCTTCCGTTCATATTAAGTGTAAAACTGGCATTTTCGAAGCCGGTGGTCGGGAAACCGTCGTCTTTTCCAAATGTATGCCCGTTCACGCTGATCCCTGTGAACGTAACCGGTGTCGTCAGCGTCACGGTAGCCGGTGCTACACCAAAGGCACTGCCGCCCACGCTGGCCGTCACACTTGCTACACCCGGAACGATGCCGGCCGTCAGGGTGGCGGTGTAGACTCCACTACTGCCTTCACTTACCGCCCCAAGAGTACCCAGTGCCGTGGTAAAGGCGACCGTTTGACCGGTGACTGGGTTGTTGTTCACATCTTTCAGCGTCAGGGTCAGCGTTGAAGTGCTGGTGTCGTCGGCCACAAGACTGGTGGGGCTAGCGACCAGCGTCGAGTTGGTGATGCTCAGATTGCTGCCGTCGGCAACAAAAGTGACATTCACATGCTGGCTATTACCGTTAACGCTCGCTGTCACCTTACTGACACCCTCCGTGGTGTTGGTCAGTGTCGCCGTGGCAACCCCGTCCATCCCCGTGGTGCCAATCACCGTGGTCACTTTGGCGCTATTATCGGCGCTAAACGTCACCACCTGTTCTGATACCGGCTTATTGTTCACATCGGTGACAATCGCCTGCACCGCATTAGTGGCGATACCGTCTGCGAACGCACCGTCAGTCGTGACCGTCAGGTTCTTTGACGTAATAGTTGTCGCACTGGGTATGACAGTCACTTGCATAGTATCGCGATTAGAAGCATTCCCCTGATTATCATAAGCCACCGCACTCAACAGATGAATATTACTGCTACTACGCGTTAGCTGATAAGGGGGTAACTTTATCGCTACCGATTGGGGTGAGACCTGCGTAAGAGTACCGCCTGCGGCTACCAGCGCAGCGCTGTCCCATTCGATACGTTCAAAGGTATATTTGGTGGTGACCTGCGCATTTATCACCGTGGTTGAACTCGCTTCAGCAGTGACCTGCGTTGGAATCAGCGCCAGCCGGATCAGTTCCTGTTTCTGATAATCCAGCACAATATTGTTGTTACGCTCAACCAGATCATAGCGGCTCCCCGCCAAGGTGCGGGTAGCTGCCACAGCTGAGGGGTCAATATGGGACTGCCAGGAATTGCCCAAGTGGTAGTTGAACTGGATATTAATACTGCTGTCGGATTTACTGCTTTTACCCGCGCGGTGGTCTATTCCAACCGTAACTAAAGAGACCGGGGTGTAATTGATGCCTGCCGTGATGGCATGAGGATCCTTCTGGCGTTTATCTTTACCGAATAATGCCACTTCATCACCATTATACTGCTCATACATTAACTTACCGCCTAATTGCGGGTAAACCGGTAAATAAGCCTCGGCACGCAGATCATAACCATTGGCAGGGCGCTCATTATAATCCGCAAAATCGCGAGACTGATGCCAGTCGGTAGTGCCGAAATAACCGTTTATAGATAACTTCAGGTAATCGGTCCAAGCTTCCGCACCGATGCCGCCCCGTCTATTATTACCAGTAATATCATTATCAAAAAAAGTATTAGCGCCGTACATCCAGTTATTTAAAAAGGCACGAACCCCTGCGCCTATATTAATCGTATTGCGACTATCTTTATTCCGTCCACCCAATTGGACAAATAGCATATTTTTCTGGCTATCATGTAAAGGAAGTAGGAGGTCAATTGCACTGCTATCAAATTCAAAGTCATCATTAGTGTTGAACTGTACACGGGCTGTACCAAACTGGCCCAGCCATTGCTGTGCTGAGCTACTGATTTCATTATTGACCACACTTCGGGCCATATTTTCTACCGATTTGGCTGTATCACTGCGGGACAAGAGTGAGGCCCCCATAGCGGCATTACTTGCCAGCCGGTTCTCCTCAACAGGAACAGTGACGTTATTATCTACCGTAAACGGATTTTTTTTACGCGGCACGTCAATTTCATCACCAACAGTTAATGTCATGAAGGGTTTGGAAAACGTGCGGTAAATATTAATTCGTTTAAGTTCATCAACGGAGATAGCGTATTTTTTTTGCCACTGACTCAACAGTTTCATTTGTATCCAGCCTGTACGGTTCTGTATCGACGTGAGTTATTGTAGAGTTTTCTGGTAATAATCTAGTGGCAGCAGTCACTGAGGTAAAGGGTAAGAACAAAGGAATAAATAACTGAATGAGAATAGTGATCCAAGTAATTACTCTCATTTTTCGTGTTACCGTATTATCTATCGATAATGCCTGACATTCGGTTATTTCAAAGATTTTACGAAGTAAGTAATTATACATTTATTGTTTATCCACTAAAAAACTAAAGTTAATGAGCTTATACAAGTAAGTGATCTAAACAGCTGTTCCTAATATCTCTACACTTTTGCCTGACCGTACTTTCTACTTGGGAACGGACTTACTGTGTTCATAACGTGGTGTACTTTGTTCAGTCGTTGCCACACCGAACTACAGATATGATTCCTGGTTATCGTGTCGTGTAATGCCTGCCATAACCGCTCAAGGTGGCTCACCCACGGCGAGTAGACTGGTAGATAAATAACAATAAATTTTGGGTTATTCTTTACCCAAGGAAGCATTTCACAACTTTTATGGATGATATAGCTATTAACGATTCGTATGATCGTTTTTGACCATTGGTCCGTTATTTGTAACTATCTGATGAATAAACTAGATTTTGCTACTGCTACTGCTACTGCTACTGTCTGCATGGCTGACTTTTCCCGTGCCGTAGTGCAACACGCCAGCTGGATAATACTTTTCGTTTTTTCCTACAGTAACAACACACTTTTGCTGGTCATGTAGTTGCTAGTCAGCACTTATTTTGATGTTGAGATGGATATCGACCTTATCATCGTAAAACTCGAGAGGTTCGGCGCTACACTCGCTTGACGCTTCGGCGATAGCGGCCATTTTCTCTTCTTTATGTGGGTCGCGAATGCATAGCATGGTAGCCGCTCTTCGTCAGATAGCTCCAGCAGAGGGAAGCTATCTGACGAACGGTTAAACCATGTAAACAGCACCCAGTTATCTCGTTGATTCTTATTGCTAACAGTTCATTACTCTTGGTGGAACGCTGATAACCAAAATCTCCCTGCGAATGCTTAATCTGCTGATGCAACAGTGAGTAAATATTCTCAAACAGCAAGCATCGTCCGATGCCTGAGCGTAATGATTTCGGGTCTTTTAGACCGTAAGGTATGGACCAATCAATCCAACGACCCAGCGATGAACGTGCTCAGTAAAGCGTTTTGACAACGTCACTTATCTTTGTCCCCACGATGAAGCATCTATGTCGCGGTGAGTCTGCGGACATGGTTTTTCTTACATGTTTTATGTATAGTTTTTTGCATCAACACCTTTAGGTGTCGGGTACCGCTGCTATGATCAGCATGTCTCAGCTCAGTTGGTGATTGGAGATATTCAGCGATTGATCAGTTCGCATAGCTCGGACTGAGTTCCATTCTGGTTATCTACTATTTGGAAACGCTATTTAGCCTTGGTGTCATTAACTTGTACCACAGCAGTTATTGGTGATCTATCATCATAACGACAACAAATCAGAGATAAAACACTTCGTTTTTGTCTGGGCTGATGGTGGTAGCATCACCTGAATTAAGAGTAGTATAATACTTCAATTATTATGTAGTTTTTAGTCAACTTAATGGTTTTGCAGGTAACTATGTAGGGACTGACCTGCCCCCAGAGTTAGATACAACACTCAGTGAGTAATGTCGGTTACTTCATTTTTAGAATCATCCTTTCTCCAGCCCGCGGCCAATTCGGACGGCGTCAGATAAACGCATAAAAAACTATTCGTTACGAATTTCTCGCACTATTGTGGGAAGGGTTGGTTGTGTAGTCGCACTTATCCAGTCATATAAGCCTCGTTTTGGTTTTTTTTCAGCAGTCGCTAATATTGTTACTAAAGTAAATTTTGTAATGACCGATGTTCATCAAGCTAATTTTAATTGCAGGGTACGTTGATGAACAAAATAATTTTATCTTTAATGTTTTTAGTAACTGGCTGTTCTACCTCTGCTTATGACAGTGGCTGGAATGATAAGACATCATTTAACGTGTTTCACGAGTGTGCCCGGTCTTCTGTCGCACCCAGTTTCTATTATGATCAGAATGTTGAACGATTAGTACCTATGGGGTTACTTACACAAGAGGAAGCGAGTAGAGCTAAAAAGCATGATGTAAGGATTGGGGACAAAGAATGTCTAGCTTATGCCTCCTATGGTTTCAATACTGTGCGATATAATTTCTCAAGGAACACCAAAGATCTATTGGTTCGTCGATCTGTTGAATACAGATGCGAAAAATCGCCAATACAATGTCCAGGCCAGAAAATCACTATAACAGATGGAAAAGTATCCGGTATCGAATCGCTGGAGCAATAACAGGTTTCAAAATCCAAATGCCCAGACATACCGTCCGGGCTTTTTTGTTTGTGGAATGGGCGGCAGAAGAGTGCTGGTAACACGACTTCTGCCATTCGCCTGTTTGAGATCTCACAAGCGAACCAAGGCCCAACGCTTGTGTGCACATAGCGGATCTGAGCCTACCAATAAAGGGTAGAACGATCTATGCATGATGCTGTTTATTTAAATAGTTGTAAGGTTGTGAATGCTGACTCTCTTTGTTATATCAAAACATTACCTGATAACTGTATTGACCTGATCGCCACAGACCCACCTTATTACCGGGTTAAATCCTGTCAATGGGATAATCAGTGGGAAAGTGAATCAGCCTATCTTGGCTGGCTGGCTGGCTGGCTGGCTGGATGAGCTGCTTGCTGAGTTTTGGCGTGTGCTTAAACCCTCGGGCTGCCTGTATATGTTTTGCAGTTCTCGCTTAGTCGCTGATGTTGAAATTCTGCTGCGCGGTCGATTCAATGTTCTTAACCATATTACCTGGGCGAAGCCATCAGGCGTTTGGCGTCGGCAAAATAAAGAGAGTTTGCGGCGTTTTTTCCCGGCTACGGAGCGGATCTTGTTCGCTGAGCACTATGCTGAACCGCTGCATCCGAAAGGCAGTACATATGCCGCCAAGTGTACCGCATTGAAGCAGCATCTCTTCAGACCCCTTATTGATTACTTTCGGGTAGCACGATTGACGCTCGGTATTTCAGCTAAAGCAATTAATGAGGCAACAGGCAGGAAAATGTGTAGCAATTGGTTTAGCGAAAGCCAGTGGCAGTTACCCAATGCCGAGCAATATGCGGTTTTGCAAAACTTGTTTGATCATGTTGCTGCGGGAAAGCATCTGCAGAGAATGTTGAACAGAACGCATCATGAGTTGGTGGCTGAATATCAAAGATTGAATAATATCTACTCAGCGCTGAGCACTGAGTATGAAGCCTTAAGACGACCATTCACTGTCACTATAGATGTGCCTTATACCGATGTATGGACTTACGCGCCAGTCGCCTATTACGTAGGTAAACATCCTTGTGAAAAACCGGCCGCGTTAATGGAACATATAATTAAATCCAGTAGCAGACCGGGTGATGTGGTCGCTGATTTCTTTTTGGGATCAGGTGCTACGCTGAAGGCGGCGATAAAGCTAGGTCGAACCGGATTGGGGGTAGAGTTTGAAGAAGAGCGATTTTTACAGACGGTGAGTGAACTGTATAATATAGATATAGAGTAGTTTTTAATTAATTATCATTTATATTTTGACCACGCTCGTTCTTAAGTTTTTTATTTTCTGGATAATACGAATGGCCTACGTTACTCTTATATTAAAGGTAAACGTTTGGTTTTCATTCGACTTTTAATTAACTGAAATATAAGTGCTTATGACTGATTTTGCATTAATTAATCCACAGATTATTTCTTGGGCAAGAGCGAGAGCTCAGGTGTCTGAGGCGTCTTTGTCCCAAGCAATGGGGGTAAAGGTGGAGAAACTCATCAGTTGGGAAGAAGGGGAGACTAAACCCACTTTCGCGCAAGCACAAAAATTAGCCAACAAGTTACATATACCTTTTGCATTTCTTTTTTTACCTCATCCACCGGATGAACCCGTCCCATTACCGGACCTTAGAACTGTTGGAAGTTTTGAACTGGGTAGGGCTAGCGTAGACTTATTGGATACGATACGGTCCGTGATTAGGAGGCAAGAGTGGTACAAGGAGTATTTGATTGAGCAGGATGCACAGCCCTTGCCATTCATTGGTTCTTTTACAGTATTATCTGACCATCAGGCTGTAGCAGAAGATATTCGTACTGTTTTAGGTCTGACAGATTTAAATCCGAAAGGATTAACGTGGGATGCTTACCAACGGAAAATAATTTCCGCCGCTGAAGATGCGGGTATTCTTGTTATGCGAAGCGGTATCGTTGGGTCTAATACGCATCGCCCCCTGAGTATTCAGGAGTTTAGAGGTTTCGCCATTAGTGACCCATATGCTCCAGTGGTTTTTATCAACTTGAGAGATGCACCTTCAGCAAGACTGTTTACCCTTATCCATGAGATTGCCCATTTATGGATTGGTAAAAGTGGAATATCTACTGCAAAAGCTAATGAAACCAGGAAGGAAGAGCGCTTTTGTAATGCAGTCGCGGGTGAGTTTTTAGCGCCAACCAGATTAATGATGACTCATTGGTCTGAGCGAAAAACTATTCAGGAAAATACGAGTGACATCGCGAAGCTACTTCATGTCAGCCGTTATGTTATTGCACGAAGAGCATTAGATTTAGGTTTCATTGAGCCTGATGCTTATAACGAATATTATCAGCAACTTATGGCCGAGTTTAATGCTTCTCCTGGTGCTGGTGGGAATTACTATGCCGTCGTCCAGAATAAAAATAGTGTTCGTTTCAGTAAAGTATTAATGGTGGAGACATTAAGTGGGCGTGTCTTGTTAAGGGATGCGGGTAGGTTGTTGGGTATTTCTCCCGATAAACTAAAACGATACGCAACGGAAATAGGTGCATGACGTATTTAATTGATGCGAATGTGTTAATTGAAGCTAAGAACAAATATTACCATATGGACTTTTGTCCAGGGTTTTGGGATTGGATTGTCCATCGAGCTGCTGATGGACGTATTGCAAGTATCAGAAGTGTTTACGATGAACTAATTATTGGGAATGATGAATTAAAGGATTGGGCAGTACATAATTCCCATATATTTCTTCCTGTGAGTGATACGCTAACCCAACGTAATTTAGCTGAGGTAGTCGCTTATATTGCAAGGCAGCAAGTTGAAGTGCCCATGTTGGTTGGGGCGATGGATGAGTTCCTTCGGGGGGCTGATTCATGGCTGATGAGAGCGTTCATAATTCTGTGTCACGTTAAAAAATCATTACAACGTAATCACTTTATCGAGGCGGCCTTCAAAATAAATCGCCAACTGGGACAATGTCAAATTCCAGCTCTGGATCGGCATTGTCCATTTTTCCTGCGCATTCATTAATCCCAGATACAGTAATTTCAACAGACTGTTTTCATTCGGGAACGCGTCTTTCGTTTTTGTTAGTTTTCTGAACTGCCGATGCACCGATTCAATGGCGTTTGTCGTGTAAATGACCTTGCGGATCGTTGCCGGATATCGGAAGTAACACGACAGATTGGCCCATTTTCTCCGCCACGACTGAAGTACCACTGGATATTGTTGGCCCCATTTTTCTTCCAGTTCGTCCAGTGCGATTTCCGCTGCCTCTTTTGATACCGCACGATAAACTGGCTTTAAATCAGCCATAAACACCTTGTGATGCTTCGATGCGACATATTTTATCGAGTTACGGATCTGGTGGATGACGCACAACTGAACTTCTGTATCGGGGTAAATGCTGTTTATCGCTTCCGGGAACCCTGTCAGACCATCCACACAGGCAATCAGAATATCGTTCACACCACGATTTTGTAGGTCGGTCAGTACCGACAGCCAGAAATTAGCGCCTTCACTTTCAGACAGATACAGGCCCAGTATCTCTTTTTTGCCTTCCAGATTCAGGGCGAGAACAGTGTAGACCGCTTTGCTCTGATAACGCCCGTCTTCGCGGATTTTATAGTGGATAGCATCCAACCAGACGAAGGGGTATACCGCTTCCAGCGGGCGTTGTTGCCACTGTTTCAGCTCAGGAATAACTTTATCGGTGACCGCGCTGATGGTGGCACTGGACACGCTGAAAGCATATAAATCCTCAATTTCCTGGCTGATATCTTTGTAGCTCATGCCAAGTGCGAACATACGGATGATCTTGCGCTCGATCTCATCGGAAAGTGTGGTCTGGTGCTTCTTCACCAACTGAGGTTCAAAAGTACCATTGCGATCGCGGGGCGTGGCCAGTTCAAAGCTGCCAGTGGGTGTTTTAACGGTCTTTTTGCCTGAGCCGTTTTTACGGTTGGCTTCAACGTCCTGAGTCAGATGCGAATCGAGTTCAGCAGCTAATGCAGCTTCGGTTAACTGTTTGATTAATGGCGTTAAGATGCCATCTTTCCCGGTTAATGCCTGACCGGACTGGAGTGCCTTAAGCGCTTTGTCGAAATCGAAGGGTTGGGACATGTGTCATTCCTTTTTGATTGCATATTACTGGAATGACACAGAATTTCTAACACTCCCCTGCTTATCGGTTTAAGCATTACCCTACTTTTTACTTTTTGCTCTTCGAGCCAATAATTCTGAACGTCCAAAACTCTCTTTTTCATTTTCTGGTGGATGAACATCAGAAAATCCTGCAGCCTCAATGAGTGGCTCCATAGCCCTGAACTCTACCGCTGCTTTTGGGCTTCGTAGTGAAGACATACCCTCATTCCACGCGTGAAGCATTTGCTTAGTGATTTCACGCCATAAAGGTTCGTTTTTAGCCGCTTCGATCATTTCACGGCCCACTTCAACCGCTGATTCGCAAAGTGTTTCCACCATTTCAGCATAATGGCGAGGAGAAATACCCAGTCGGTGATTAAAGAAACGCTCCAATGACTTACCCGCAGCCCATGTCTGCCGCCCTTCGATGGAAAGTGCGGGAGGATTATGCCTAAAACGCGGATAGGCTTGAGTGGTAACCAGATCATAAGCGGGAGTATAAGCAACGTCAGTCGCCGAGGTATAAAGTAGTGCAATATTTTTGGCATGACAGTCAGCATTACGCACAACAAAGTTGGTTAAAATCAACCAACCTAGAGCCTCCATTTGCTGGTGCATATCCGATTTAGGAATATATGCTCGAGTGGCCTTAAGGACCTTTTCCATTGTCGTGGCATACTTCTCATGGGGTGGCAACCCCAGTAAGCTACAAGCATCTTCAAGGCCGTATATGGGATGCCCATCGGTATCTACGTCGAATCGCTCAACCACTAATATGCGACCATCATCCGACATAGTACTTGCGGCAACAGGCGTTACTTTTAGGCGCTCAAGCACCTTCATCGTATAAAACTCATTGAATCCCAAAAAAGGAGTATTTTCGTCAGAGCCTTTAATTATATGCTTGCTCGTCCGAAGAGTCGGTTTGCCTAACGGGGTTGTAGCTGTGCGATCTGTAGCCAAAAACTTGGGCACGACACCAGACACGGCTGCTCGCGCATATCGCCGAACTAAAGAAGCAAAATGAGCTACAGTATTATTACCTTTAAGAAGATCTTCAATTTGCAAAGGATCTAATTCAAAACCTGACGCCACACCTTCAGGGGTCACGGTAACGCGGCCTATTCCTGTTCCGCCAATGACTGCCAATAATGAAAGATCTGTACCGTCTAATAAAGGACCGAATTCCTCTCGGATAATACCCAGTAAATAACCTTCCGGTAAGTTTTGTCGAAAGAAAGGATGAAGATCTCTCGGCCAACGCCATGCTAAGTCGCGAACAGGCATTGTTAGGCTAATAAAATTATTTTCGGATATCCCCGGTAAATATTGCAAAAGGTACTCATCCCTTTCGCGAAATAGCTTGGCAACATTTTGGCCGCTAATTTGAACATCTAACTTCATGAAGTTTCGTCCTGACGCTGTTCAGCAAGAATGTCGTCCAGAGTTCGGATATGTCCACTCTTAACGACTTTAAGGTCATAGCCAGCAGCTTCGAATAACCTGACAAGAATGCTGACACTCATATCACCTTTTGCCAGTGTTTCCATACGCGCTAAGGTAGTGCGTGAGACACCAGCTCTTTTCGCTAACTCAGCTTGTGATAATTTTGCTTCATTGCGTACTGATTTGAGCATATCAGCAACATCATAGAGAGTCGTCATTTGTAGCCCCAAGGATACAAAAATCCAGTTTATGGCAATAAATGTAGCCCTTGGGATACAAAAAATCAAGAATCCATCTTCGATAAATCTGATTATCCAGTAAACAACACTCACCCAACCCGTAGCCACAGGCTTCACTGTGAGCAATGACTTGCCTCTACTTTAAGACAAACATTTCCCCCATTAAAATAAGCCCTTATTGCGGCAACTCCGGCCAGTCAATCTCTGGCGCGGCGCTGGGGTCAATGCGCATTAGCGCAACACGGTACTGTTTGAGTGCTGCCAATTGCTGAATATCAGTCTGTTGATTATCCATTGCGATGGCGTCGAGTAGGATGTTGATGTGCTCCGAAACCTGATTTATCAGTGCGGTTTTCTGTTGGCTTGCGGCGGCAATATGGCGGGCTTTTAATGCTTGTTGATCGACTTCCCAGGCGGTCCCCGTCCATGTATCAAACTCATGCATTGGCTGAATCAGTGTTTTATTCTTGGGGATTGGCCCCAGTGCAAAAATGATGGACTTATGTTTGGTTTCAATGTCATACACCGTTTTATGGCGATGGTCAGCCACTGTCAGCCACTGTCACCCACTGGTTAGCCGTTAAATCCCTGACCAATGCCATGCTGGTTTTAGGTTGGATTACTGGTGCATCAGCCACCGAGTGAGCCGGTAAGCCGACGCCGAGCGGCAAGTACTCCATGCCCGCGCTAACATATTCCAGACTCTCCGCATCATAGTGATAAAGCGTTATCCATCCCGCCTGACTGGCGAGTTGATGGTCATCCAGGATGGCCGGTTGCACCGCAAAGTTATATTTCATTAGACAGCCCTCAAGATATAGCAAAATGAGATGTTGCGTGGTCGGGTTTCGGTGGCGGTGCGCACCACGCGGGAGGCATCAAAATCAAAGCTGCCGCAATGGGTGATGTCGGTATGGTGCGGAGTATTGTCGTTGCCGATGGCGGGACTTTTGCCAAACGCGCCGCTGAAGTTGCTTTCAGGTGCGCTGCCCATGCTCTCTGATACCCCATTGATACCGCCGGTGATATTTTGCAGCGCGTCGGTTTGTGCGCTTAACAGGGTGCGATTTGTATCAATGCCGCGCCCGTCATCAAATCCACGAATAAACTCACCGCGCAAATCGGGTAATTTATGGGTCGGATATAAGGTTGCCAGCGTGGGGTAACGGTAGGGATAAAATGCTGCGCCGTTACATTTTAAATATCCTGCCGGTGGCGTGGTGCCGGGATAGGGCAGTGGAATGCCTATTGGCGTGAGTGATTCATGAATACTGGTAATAATATCTATCCACTCATTCCACTGGGCTTGCCTGTAACTGCGATAGCTTATTTTTGCCAATGTCTTGTTGGTGGAGAAAATGATTTGGTGCGCGGTTAAGTGGTCATTTTGAATATGCTGAATGGTGGCATCACCAAAGCCCGCAGGGAGATCAGGGGTGAATCGATTGGCGCGATACATACCGGTTTTTGTCAGTGCATTTAGCCCGTCGGGCGTGGCAATACAGGTGCCACCCCAGCCAAATGCCCCGACCTCCATCACATTACCGTTGTTGTTACCGACATTCTTGGTGGCAGCAGAACCGAGTTGCAGGTTAATCCGCGCCGCTTTTTTGTTGCTGAGGTCAGACAAATTACGGCGGGTGAGGAGATATTGCGGATGAGGATTTTGGCTGCGAATATGGTTGCTGATTGAGGTCACCGTGGTGCTTATGAGTTGGTCGGCATATTGGCGTGTTGCCAATACCACCGCGGGGTCGGTTTTCAGTGTAACAGCAGCCGTGCTACTGACAATTAAAATCATCCGAATGGTTTGGGTGCGCCCGCTGCCCTCTTGCAGTTGCGGTTTATAGGTTTCGGCACAGTTGGCAATGGCAACCAAATCACCGTCTTTATCCAGCAAGCCAATCTCCCGAATCCACCACCCGCCCTCGGTTTCAGGAATAACCTGTTCCGCAATAATCTGACTGGTGTTAATCGGGTCAATGGTCAGCATATTAAGCGCTGCGCGGCGCTGTTCATTCACCAGTTGGTTTTGTGCCGGGTTGGGGGTTGGCAGGGTTCCGCCGCCATCCCCGACTGCCATGTGGGTAATCTCTAAGCGGGTGCCGAGGGCGGTGGCGTTCGCCAGCTTGGCCGCGCCGATGTTGGTCAGTAACGCAAAGAATTTCGCTGTCATGGATTCACTCTCAGATCATCAATAATATGGACGGCGGCACTGGCGTAATCCTCGCCGGTCACGGTTAGGGTTTCAGGTAAATAGGGGTAAATGGTCAGCTCATCACCGCTGTAACTGGCGGCGGCGATAGTCAGCGGGCCGCTGCTGTCGAGATTGATAGACAGGCCGACTAAATGACGGCTGCACGGCTTGGCGTCGTCTATCAACCGCTCCAACTCTTGATACATTTCCTCGGTAATACCGGTTTCCAGCACGCCGACATCCAGACGAAAGGTGCCGGGGGTTTCGTTGGTCTTCCACCACTCAATCACCTTAATCAGATAACCGAGCGGCTCGACCACGCGACGAATTGCGCCGATGGTGCCTTTGTGTTTGTGGACGTACTGCGAGGACTTCACCACCGCGCGCTTAGTCGTTTCCGGCCATTTCTCATCCCAGCGATCCACCGACCACGCCCACGCCAGATAAGGCAGCAGGGGTAACGGACAAGTGTCGGCGTTCCACAGCTGGCGAATGGGTACAGGTGTGTTTTCCAGCTCGGCACAGGCGCGCGCGGCGGCGACTTCCAGTACCGATGAACCGACAGGCAATAAGCGGTCAGTCATCCGTCCCTCCAACAGTGATGGCGCTGCCGGTGCACCAGGCGGCCTGGGTTTTATCCAGCACCACGTCGGCCAACGGGGCATTAATCACCACCCGCTGGACACCCTCAACATGCAGCGCGGCATAGAGTGCTGACAGGCGAATGTCGCGACCAAGGCGGCGTTGTGCAGTGACAAAGGCGGTCAGTTTCATTTCAGCGGCTACGCGTACCGGTTCAGCCTCCGGCCCCGGATGTAGGTAGAGCACCGCGTCAATCTCATAATCTTCAATGCGGGCGGATTGCACCGTCACCCGGTCAGCCACCGGGCGCGTGTTCTCATCATTCAGCGCGGCTTCCACCACCGCCAGCAGTTCGGCTGAGGCTTCGCCGTTACCCTCACGCGATAACACCGTGACGGTGACACAGGCGGGGGTCGGGCTGATTGCTGAGGCATCGGCCACCCGGCCGTCGGCAGTTTTGGCATGATATTCATAAGCACCGGTTGGCCCCGCCACGCTTAAGCCCTCAAAGGCTTGCGGAATACGCACCCGAAAATCAGGGTCAGATTCCATCACCGCCTCAATCGGCGGGATTGCCGTGGGGTCTGCCGGGGTGATCACCAGCCGCTCAACGTTGTTATTTGCGCCGAGCTGGTCTAAATCGCTGCCGACGGCATAAGCCACCATTACCGCGCGCGCCGCATCGTTAACGCGCTGGCGCAATATCACCTCGCGGTAAGCATTTTCTTGCAACAGCTTGACCAGCGGCTCGGACTCTAACGACAACGTGCGGGCCACGGCGGCGCGCTGTTCTTCCGGGTAAAGAGATATCAGCGTGGCTTTGCGCTCGGCCAGCAGGGTTTCATAATCCAGTTCTTCCACCACAAACGGCGGCGGTAACAGACTCAAGTCAATGGTTGCCATAGGGTCAGCTCACAGGGATAGTTAAAGAAATGGGGGCCGCGCTATCGCTGCGGGTGCCAGTGATATCAACCACCATTTTTCCATCTATGGTGGTTTCAAAAGTGATACTGGTCAGCCTGACCCTCGGCTCCCAGCGCAAAATGGCGCTGTAACTGGCGGCCATGATTTGCAGGCGCAGGGCTGGATTTTGCGGCTGGTCAATCAGCTCCGATAACAGTGAACCATAAGCGCGGCGCATCACCCGCGAACCAACAGGGGTGATAAGAATGTCGGCGATAGACTGGCTGATGTGGTCAGCGTCGGTAATGGTTTGCCCGGCGTTGAGGCTCATGCCGAGATATTGGGTTGTGGTCATTTAATCCCCTCAAAATTCGCGCGAGTATTTCAAGTCAGTTTGCTGCTCATGGGCGCGGATAACATCTCAGGAAGGATGTGTGGGGGATGGGACTACAAAACGATAAGGTCATCTAAGTAGATTACTTTTGTTTTGCGTGATAGAGTTATTTCTATGGTTCTCATGGATGAGTATTATGTTTTCAGCAAATATTATAAAAGTGGCACTAAAAGAGTTATCTAAACTTCCTGCGGGTCTCAAAGCAGAAATGGTTGAGGCCATAGAGGAATTAGAACAAGTAGGCACAGATTTGAAAGAGCCGAAAGTCAGGGATGTAGGTAACGGATTAAAGGAATTAAGAGTCAGTGCTCAGGAGGGAATAGCGAGAGGCTTTTTCTTTTTCGCAGTCGGAAAGCAATTTTACGTTGTTCATGTTTTGCATAAGAAAAGTCAAAAAACACCCAAACTATCCCTTGAATTAGCTAATCAACGAATGAAAGATATTAAACGGAGACTGAAAGATGTCTGATAATGACCTCGATATCATCCCATTTTCTGAAGCTAAGGCACTGCTTTTAGAAGATAAGGCAACTCTGGAAGCCTATAACGAAATTCAGATCCGCAAGGCACTGATGACACAGCTAAAAGATGCGCGTAAAGCATTACATCTTACTCAGCAAGATGTCGCCCAAAAAATTGGAACACAGAAACAAAATATTAGCCGCATGGAAAATGGTAAGAGCGTACCTAATTTGGCGACCTTAAGCCGTTATGCGGCAGCTTTGGGCGGTACCTTTATTTTCCACATACCAAATCGGTAAAGCTCATAGTTGGTTCTTTCTCGTCTTTATGCTGTGACGTGGGGAGCCAACTAATTAAGCCTGAATTATTATTTTATTCCCACCGTATTATCCCCACCACGCTTAACACCGCCGTGGTTATGCTTATCAACCACCACACTATTGGATGTGAACGAACCGCCTGAGTGCTCAATATCACCGCTCATCTTGCCGCCTTGGGTCACATTCAGTGTGGCGGTGGTCAGGTTGTGGGTGCACTCCACTTCGGGCGTGTCTAAAAGGATTTTCACCGAAGCGACACAGGTGATATTGGGGGCGGTAACATTCACCGATTCACTGGCAGTGATAACCGCTGTTTTGACGCCATCAGCCCGCAACTCGCCGCTATCCGGTTCATAGTGCAGTGTGGCACCGTCAGGAAAGGTGATATACAGACCATTCGCCGAGGCCGACGGTGGCGGGAAGTCATCAGAAAAAATGCCTGGCAGCACAAAGGCGGTATCCAGTTCGCCACCGAGGGACAGTATCAACACCTGCTCACCCTCGGACGGTGCCCACCATGATCGCGATTGACCGGCGCGCAACGTCAGCCAGTTTAACCAGCCGGTGGTATTGTCCCCCGTCGCCACGCGGCACAGGGCTTGGTCGAGATCGACCTCGGCCACCGTACCAATACGGATCAGGTTGCGCAGCAGGCGCAGAATTTCAGTGATTTGGGTTTGAGTGTTCATAAGAACTATTGTGGCAGGATGGTTTTATGGCTCAAATCAATGCGGGCGTGACATCAATGGCACAACAGAGATATCATCGTGATAATTATAAATTTATCTTCACAAGGCTTATATGCTTCGTAGAAAATCACATATCCCCCTACTAATCGGTTTTATTTTAATTGTTATGATTGCCCTACCATTAATAGTCATGTTGTTTTATGGATATTATATAACTGGAGGGGAATATTTGATTTCAAAAAGATCATCCGACTGGGCAGATTTTGGGACGCTATTATCAGGCGTGTTTACTTTAAGTGGAGCACTGGCAACCTTATCCACATTAATATTTTTGATTTTAGAAAGTAAACATAATAATGCAGAACGCACCGAACAGGTCGAAAGAGAAAAGGAAATAGCAAGTATTAACAAAGATAAAATCATCTTTGAAAAATATAAACTACATCGCGAAATGTTTGATGACATACTTAACAAAATAGAGTCTAAATTTAATAACAAACTTTCAATCACCAGTAGAACATCACTTTACAGAAATATTTTTGCTGATAATACTTTTAACCATTGTGTAACAAAAGTAGATTTAAATAAAGATGCGAAAGCAAATGATTTAATCGACATGTGTGCATTGGCTAAAAGAATAGCATCTGGGTTTAAAAATGATGGCTACTACAACAACCCTCGGCAGTTCGTTTATGACGTCATGAATATATCAAATATGATTGAGTTGAGATATAATCGAAATGCTACACATGGTGATATTGTTTTTGATAATGCAATAGTCCTCAATGTTTATGAACCAGTCAGCATAATAACAACATTTACTCATATATTAAATGAACTTATTTTTTTCTCTCAGAATGATAAAGTGATAGATATTGCTTATTTAGTAAGTGAGTCTAACCTATCCATTGCAATGTACTCTGCTGGGATTGGATTTAATAAAATAAAAGCAAGAGACAAGACGTCCCCCCTTTCATTCATTAATGGAGATAAAAATATCACAAAAGCAGTTGAGTTAGCTTCTGGAATAGAAAGTCTTCCATCAGAAATAAAACCGTATTTTAATAGTTCAATCAGATTTATTCAGTATTTCTTTTCCCTTAAACAAGATGTAACTAATTTATCCAGTGATTCTTGTTATCTTGATTTCTTACAAAAATACACTTTAAATCTGGAAGAAGACCTGAAGTATGCACAAGAAAAAAATCTTCCAGCCGACGTAATTAACTCAATCATTACGCGCAAGACTATTGTGGAAATGGAAATGGTTAATTTATAGATGAAATGATTGTTTCTTCTATGATTGTAATATCTTGCTGACTAAACCCCAGCAATGGCCTTTCATCATACTGCACATCTTTGCTATGCACATTCGGGCGGTCACGCAGGCCAAAATGATGCACTGCCGCCATCCGTTGTACGCGCCCGGCAAATTCGACCACCGCCTCATCGGGGCTACTGTTAGCTTTCATATAGCGCGCAGTGCGCAGCTTGGCGAACATTTCCCGCTTAATGCGGCCTTTGGGTTTACGCAGAGGTTGAGATTTACGTGCGGCATACTGGGAGCCGTCGGGTGCTTGCTGGCGTTTAATGCGTTGTTGTTGACTGGAGCGCAGGCGTTTGGCGATAGTGACCGCCAGTGTCTTGCGCGCTTTTGGGGTTAGGCTGGCAACCAGCCCGGCCAGGGCATCGTCAAAGGGTTTTAGCTCATTCATTGGATCGCTTCGCCGTTGAAATAAATGGCTGTTGGCCGCGTTGGCGTACCCGGCCACGCCGGTTCCAGCGCATGGTCAACATGCAATGCACCGTCTACCTCTTTCACAATCACCCGCTCGGTCAGTTGCAGGTCGATACGGATATCACTCAGCACATCGCTGATCACATCAACCTTATGAATAAAGCCAGTGCGGCGCTTTTCTTCTGTCGCCATGATGTCCGGTTGATGCTCCCGCAGCCATGCCAAAATCGGCACAAAGAGATAATCCACATCACTGGGGAAATCCTCAATAAACAGCGTCAGCGTATATTGATTTTCAAAAGAGAGCGACGGGGCTAACGTCGAGATAATGCGCCCGCCATCAACAAACATTTTCAGCCGCTCCGGGTTAGTCTGAAATAGCGACAGACTGTTGGTTAAGGCTTGGCGCAGCAGTTTGGGTTTTAACATGGTGTTGTTCCTGACACTGTTTGATGGCTTCCACTTGCAGCCCGCAGGCCACCAGTGCGGTTTCTAACTGGCGGATATCGGCACTTAAATCCCCGTTAATCGCTGGATTGCTGGCGGGCAGCGGGCAACTGTTCACTGTCGGACAGCCAACGTAAATAATCGTTGGGATTGGCGAAGGAGGGGCGCTGGTGCAGCCAGATAACGTCAGCAGGCAAAGCAGTAACAGACCAATTGCGCAACGCTTTATTTTCATTCAGTAACCTTTGAATTTTCTGTTCACGGGATTGCGATAAGTGGTTGGCATCGCTCAGTGATTGCCTTAATATTCGTTCGCTTTTTGCCTGCCGTTGAGCCTGTTCTTGCAACTGGATGAGGGAGCTATCACGGCTCTCAATCTCTGCGGATAGCGCGCCAATTATTTTGCTGGCGTTTGCGATAGCGAGGTTCTGGCGGTGAGCGTGCCACCCTAACGCCATCACCACTCCTGCCATGAATATCAACACGATACGCATCTCAGGCTCCACTCAGACAGTACTTTTGCTCAGCAATGCGGCGGCGCTCCAGCCCTTGGTTTTTACGCCGTTGACGTAAACCCAGCGCGGCAACTGATTGCAGGCGTTGCGCCAGTCGCTCTTATTGACATAAAAGGCCAGTGTCGAGCGGCAAGCTGCGCCGGTGCCAACGTTAAAAGTAAATGACACTACTGCGTCATAGACCGGTTGCGGCATGGCAACTGGCATACAGACGGCGATTGCCCGTTCGACCCGCAACACGCCAGCGATCAGGTTGAGCGCCACCTGTTGCTCACTGATAACGCTGTTGGGCTTGACCCCGGCAGTGTGACCGATGCCATTAGTCCACACATTGGCGCTGCACTGGTAGGCGTTGAGTTGGCAGCCTTCATAATCGGCAATCAGTTTTAGCCCGGCGGCGGAGGTTTTCAGCGTTGGATAGTGGGGCAGTACGGCGACCAGCGCCAGAATGACACTCACTAAACAGCGCTTAACAATGGCGTTCATGGGGCGCGTTTTCCTTGTCGTGCCGCTTTTTCAGCAACAAATAGTATTTGCGGCGGTAATACCAGTTCACGCCACAGGTGACAGTCGCGGCGATAGTCGCCACATAGAACGCCATTTCTTCAGCGGTGAGGGCGGCAATAAAAATCAACATCACCGTCAGGCCGTGGGCGAGGCGGGTGGTTATCTCTTCCATTTTTAATCCCATAATTGAAGGGTTTCTCGTTGGGCGGCTGGCGCGATATCGGGTAAATCCACCGGATAGCCGAGGGGCAGAATAACCCCCAACGCAGCCAGCCCCGGATTTGTGTCATAGACCTGCTCAACCACCTGTTGCGTACGGTGGTAATAGCGCCAGCACAGGACATCGAGTGTGTCGCCTTGCATTGTATAAACTCGCATTAGATCAGATCGACAATGTTGTGCGGCTGACCGGTAATATTGCGGATGCTGTGGCGGGCATCGCGCCACCATTCACCCACGCTATTTTCAATGGCTTCCGCGCGCGTATCACCACGAGTACTGGCGTCATAACCGCGATAACGTTCGGCCAGTAGGGCGGCGGTGACGGCGCAGACAGCCCGCTGGTACTCGGCCAATTGCATATTTTCGCCATCGATCTGCTCGGCTTGCACCTCGCCAAGCGCCTTGCACCCGATCGCCATCTGTTGGCGACGGTAGTCGAATAACTCGGCATTGACCTCAGCCATCGCGCCTTTAATGGTAAAACGTAACCTTTCGGCGGTGACGGTTCCCTCAAGGCGCAGCAGTTCACGCAGCTTTATCGGGTCAACCGCAGGCCAGAAAAAGGTATTTTCAATCACCGGTTCGGCTGTTTTGTGTGGCCGTGGCGCGGGGATAACAACAGTGGTCATGGCAACCTCAATAGCAGAATGAGAGGGCGGTGGACGAGGGCGTTGATTCGGTAAAAGCGGTCGCGGCCATCGTGCCGCCCGGCTCGGGGGAGCGTTCGGGTTAGCGGCTGGCCGCGTTTTTTAACTTCACTGCCAGCCGTTCAATGTCCTTTTTGACGCCACAGCCGGTGTTTAACTGAAGTGCGCGATTGAGGTGATTTAACGCCAGTTCGCCCTGACCGCTGTCTCGCAGTGCGTAGCCGGTCATTTTATGTAGTTTGGCGCGCACCTGATCAGGCATATCCTCATCCTCCATTAGTTCAAGGGTTTGTAATAAAGGTGCGATATCGACCGGTTGACCGGCGGTATAGCTGCGATTGGCAGATTCGGCCACTTCCTCGGCAATCAGGTAGGCGGTGGAGCGGGTGAAACGGTCGGGCGGCACCAATTGATAGCGCAGGGCATAACGGGCGATATCCAGTGCGCCGGGAATATCCCCGGCATCCAGCCGCCAAATCATGATGGTCATCAGAATGGCGTCCTGCGCACCTTTCCCCTCACTTAACACGCCAGACACCCACGGCAGGTAATCCGGCAAGAGTTGGCGTTTCAGCTCGGCCTTACGTTGTTGCGAGCTGGACATTATCTTGAAAGTCAATAATCAAACGATAAAGATTTTCATTCATACCACAAGCTCACTTCATATTATTGAGAAAGGGATACAATACGTCCCTAGGAGCCGAGGTAGTCAAGGCTGCACGATAGGCCGCAGAGCTCTCAGTAAGGTCCAAAAAAATATCACAATGTAGGTGTAAAAGAGGTGCTCTTTTCTGCGGCAGCAGCACCAACAGATATCATGAGTGGTAATGCTCCGTTATTTAAGGCGGGCAATCAGCCTTTGGATAATAAAATATCAGAGTACTGACGTGGTGAAAAGAAACTACAGATTGATACTCCGGTTAGTTCTTAAATGCTGAAAGTGATGCGGGATTGTGGCGGTAATTCGTTGTTACGCGTGGGAATCGGATATTAACCTTTGAGCAAGGCAATGTTGTCATGGTCATAAGTCGCAGAAATGATAATTAATATGCTGATTTTGTTGTTTATAAGGCTTCACAAGATATTTAAGAGCGACTAATGTTGCAGATCACATAACTCATATCCGTTAGTTTCTTGTATCAACCAAAATGGCAATATGTGTCGGGCTGAATAACCAGCATACTTGATGAGAAACAATAAGATGACATTATATTACGTGAATACTAATAAGCAAAACAACGGTGATAACGAAGTTCATTCGAGTACTTGTGGCTGTATGCCCATAGAAAAAAATCGGAAGCTTTTAGGCGATTACGATTCTTGCCAGGAAGCCGTCAAAGTGGCAATTAATATGGGGTATAACGCCAATGGTTGTTACTACTGCTCCAAGCTCTGTCATACATCGTAAGGAAATAATGGGTTAATCTTAAGGTCATTTCGGTGGCCTTTTTGATCTCCAGAGCTGAAGTAGTATCTGATGGTTATTTTCTAACATTTTCGATTTTCGAAAAATGGACGACTGCTTGTCGTTGCCACTAGCGTAGATAGCGCCACTTCAGGGTAATAGACTGCGTGGTTGAGTGTGCTGATTGAATTACGGGGTTCCAAACCCGGTAGCAGATTTTGGCTATAGCATTCAAAGAATGGGCTGCAAATTTATTGAAAAAATCGGTATTACCCATCACTAATATTTTGATACGGAAAGAGTATGTATAGTGGATGACATAATCTTATGCTGTTATGACAATGTTTAAACTGTGGAGCGTAATGTCATTGATTGGATATACTTGAGAATTAATTACGTTGGAGGTTGTATGTATAAGTCCCTTTTATTGCCGTTAGCATTCGCTTTTTTATGTGTGCTTTCTTTACCTGCCTCTGCTGTACAGGAAAAGGTTAACTCTACTCATTGCGCCGTACTTGACGGGAAGTTAGGTGAAAATGGTCACGATGGGGTACCTGATACGAACTGTAAAAATGGGGGTAATGGCGGACAGGGCAGCCCAAATATTAATAATGGCGCAGGCGGTAATGGGGGTGATGGTGCTACCGGTAGTAATGGTAGTAATGGTAGTAATGGTGGTAATGGTGGTAATGGTAGTAATGGTAGTAATGGTAGTAATGGTAGTAATGGTAGTAATGGTAGTAATGGTAGTAATGGTGGTAATGGATGAGCGCTGTATCTTCAAAAAGATAAATGAATTAACAGTGCGGAGGCTGAAAAACGTCGGATAACAGTGAAGCCAAGGTGCTGTCTTTAGACGATAAAGCCACTCTTGTAGCTTTAGATTTAGGGTAGTAAGGCAGTGGTGACAGTGTTAAAGGATACGTATAAGTTTACGAAACAATTCGGGCAGTATGACCAGAAATGAAAACAGCCCGATGATTCGAGCTATTAGGTAGATATCACTTTCAAGCAACCGGGGGCTTGGGTTACAACGAAGAAAAGTGAAGCACTGTAATGGTATTAATGAGGTAACAAAGTGCCTATCGGGAGTCGGACGATTCAGTTAACAGCAATATCAAGGCAGCGGAGATGTACGCCACATAGCCACTGATGCGGAGTCAATCAGTGGTGTTTTTCATCTTCAGGGTATCGGTAAACTTCTCCGCAAAGTAATATCACATCAGGTCTTCTTTGATGTATACGGGCAGCAACATCCATGCATTCATGACGCGTCGGATAAATGTCTTCTGATACAGGCAGGGCCTCACAAGCATCCATACCGCAAGCGCTAACCAGTAAAACAAATCCTATGAGCAT